GACTTAATGTTGACCACGCCTTTTGGTGCAATCTGGAAGTCTGTTGCGGAGAGGTCAGGTAGGGCTGTTGGTGTGGTGTTTGCTGTGAGTGCTGTTCCGTCTATTGCACCGTTAAGGTCACTGGATGTATTCCGTGATGCGATGTTGAACGGTACGTTGATGCCGGGGGAGTAATCGTCTGTAATCACTGCTGGAACCTGATCGACAACTCCAGACGCCACCTGCCTGAATATAGGGCTTCCAGTGCCAACTGCCGTATAAAGATAAGCATATACACGATTTGAAGTGCTGTTCTCCCACTTAAACCAAACAATTTCTTCTCCAACGTCAGTATCCGCATAAGTCATCTCCCCATCCATCGCTATCGTCATAGCAGTGCTGTCGTATGGCAACAGAGTGCTGTCGATGCTCAGTGCGTCCGCCGGTCGTGTGACCGTAGCGCCAGCCGTGGGGATGTAGGAGGTGGGGACGGAGGAGGCTTCTAGCTGTGCGCCGTAGAGAAGAATTGAGGATGTGCCGTCTAGGTCTAATGTACGGTCAGAATTTGCTTCCGCTGCGTAGACGAAAATAGTTCCAGCCGTATCAACCGCATCTGTCGTAAACGTAATTGAGCAACGATACCAACCATTACCAAAGTCTTCAATGCTAGCTGAGTGCGCAGCCGCAGAAGTTCCAATTGCGCCGCTACCTAAATCAAAATAAGTTTCCCCATCACCTGTGGTGAAATTGAAAGACCTTAAGTCAATCCAAGATAGTTGGTCTGCTTTTGCAAAGAGTGAAAAAGTATATGCTGTCGATGTTGATACTGTGACATTTACGGAAATTGCGACTGCCCCTGTTCCACCCGCGCCACTATCTTGCAGAGTAACCGCAGAATTGGCTTGCCCGTCAGGCCCGGTAACATCTAGTGCAAGTGTCGCTGTGCCAAATTTACTCCAACTCGCATTCGTAAAGTCCTCCGAATACGTCACCAAATTCGTAGACTGAGGCTCCACCAGACACCGCTTGACCCACGCGCTGCCGTTCCAGATGTGGTTGTCCTTGCGCAACTCGCCTGACGCCGCTGTCTGCAATGTGCCTGTGTTGTCGGTATATGTAGCAGTTCCCGCCCGCGTGTGCGTCAGGAGGCTGGCGGCTGTCGATGTTGTCCCATCCGCGCGATACTTATCCGCCTCGAAGTCGGCAATGGTCTGCGGGGTTTGACCACCGATGGCGTAGGCGGCAAACGGATTGATCAGAGATCCACCGACAATAGACGTATTCAGACCAATCCGCATGGTGCCACCTTAGTAGAGAGCCAGTATGTTCGTTGCTGTGGTGTCGGTGCTGTACACCCGAGTCACTTGGATCGGGAGAACAGTGCCAGCCTGCAAACCGGTAAACGTGACCGTGTTGCCAAGCGCCATGTCAACCTTAGCATTGCCAGCACCACCAATGTACAACGCACGTGTAGGACGCAACGCGCCGTCGTCAGCAGGTGTGACAGACGCCGCATCATAGGCGGACACCGTAGCGTCCGCCGTGCGATAAGAGGGAGTAGCCATTACTCAGCTTCCTTCTTCTTTTTCGTGGTTTTCTTAACCACCTTCTTGCTGTTCAGCTTGCCCATCTTAGCTCACCGTCGCGGAGAAGGGTGTCGCCTCGGTGCCAGTGGCGGCGCCGGTGACGCGAACAGACCAAAGATCAGCAGCAACGTCCTGTAGCTCCACGGTCGCGCCTTTGATACCGCCAGTGGTCGAACCGTTGAATGTGATGGTATCAGAGTCTGCGGCAGTCTCGAAGATCGAGGCGGAAGCATCTGTGTCGTTCGCCACGATCGCAACGCCAGCCATCGTGTCGTCGCCGACAACCTTAACAGTGGTCGAGTTCGACGTGATCGTGGTCGCGACGAACAGTTTGTAGGTGTTGCCAGAGCCGGTGGCTGCTGGAAGAGTAACAGCGATGCCTGCAGCACGATCAAGGATCACAGTGCGACCAGAATGCGATGCGCGAGTCAGTGTGACGGTGGAGTCAGTGACCGATACGATAGAACCAGAATCAGTGATGAAGCCGTTGGTCGATACGACCGGGCCGGAAAAAGTACTAGTTCCCATGAGAATCTCCTGTCTTGGGTCATGTCAGACGCACCATGCGCCTGTCAGGGATAGCTAAAAACTACAGTAGATAAGGCAAAAAAGAAAGGGCGCTATGAAGCGCCCTTTCATGGTACTTGACCAGCTTACGCGGCGCCCGGAGAACCGAACACGCAACGCGGGTCGCTGAAGCCGAAGCTGTAACGCTCACGCGCCTTGTAGCGCATGTTGCCCGTGTCAAAATCTCCTTCCATGCCGGTCGACAGACCAACACGTTCGAAGTGCAGGAAGCCACGAGGCGCGTCCGTCTTGATGAACCATGCATCAGGGTCAGTGAAGAAGTCATTCACTGCGTACCCTTCAGGCAGCATGCCCATCGAACGGAGAGCGTTCACGTCGTTGTCTGCGGTGCCAACACGGAGGTTGGAGACCATCAGACGCTCGGCGACGAACTGCAGCTGACGCGGGATCAGGAGCTTCGTACCGCGAAGCGCGATCTTCAGCCCACGCTCGTCCACGAAACCAGCAATCGAGATCAGAGCATCTTCCAACGAGGTCTCGTTGAGGTCAGCAGCTGTGCTCGGCGTGTTCGAGAACGTAGCACCACTTGTCAGCGGGTGGTCAGTTGCACAGAGCGCTTTGCTGTCACCACCAGCAAACGTACCACCGGTGAACGCGTTGTTCAGGATGGACGCCGCTTTGACCTGCTTGGTGTGCGCCATCGAACGCGCGAGAGCGCGGGTGTAGCGGCTGGCCAAACGGTCGTAGAGATTGTCTTCCACGGCTTCCTCGGTCAGAGAAAACGCGAGAGCAACAGTCTCGTGGTTGTAACGAGCGGTGTATGCTTCACCTGCTTCGTCGAAGGAGATCGCCGAGCCTTCCGACTTCGTCGGAGCCGAACCAAAGCCCGAGAGCATCACTTCTTCTTCAAACGCGCGGTCCGAAGATTCAGTGGTGTAGATCTCGGAATGCTGGTTCTCGTAACGACCATATTCCATGCCGAACAGGGCGTTAAGGCCCGGTTCCAGCTCTTTCGCTAGTTGTGCGCGAGAAATAGCCATAACTCAGACCCCCTTACACGCCAGTCGTCGAAACAGTGCCACCAGCAATTGCGCCGTTGGCGGAATTGAAGTGGTTGTTCAGACGAACGATGATACCCACACCAGCGCTGCTGAAATCCGAGTTCTCAGGATCGTCAACGACGCCCATGATACGCAGGTTCAGAGTGTTAGTGGTGGCGATTGTGTTCAGGTCGAGTGTCGCGGACGACATGCCTGTGGCCGCAGTGCCGGAAGCGCCGGTAGCAAAGTTTGCGTTTGCAAACACCGCTGCGCGGACCTCGGCTTCAGTGTCTGCACCGGCAACGACGTTGGACGTTGCGATGACAAACAACTGCATCGGGTCGTCGTACACGAACGCCTTTACAGGGTAGTTCGAGTCCGCACCTGAACCCGGCCAGTAGTTCGACCAGACTTTTTCACCGGTGGTCGAGGATACATATTCGCAGCCAGCAAAAGCTCCAAGCAAGCCCACAGTGCCACCAGCCGCTGCGCCAACGATGTCAATGACACCTGCGGCGAGCGGGATCACTGGGGAGCCCTGATAAATTGCGTTGGTATTGGCAGCTGCAATACGATACTCGGTCATGCCGGTGCTGTTGACATTCTGACCCACCTTACCGATGGGACGAAGGCCGAATGCGCCATTGATGTTGGCCATCCTTCAGCTCCTTAAGGTTATTCGGAGGAACGATTTCCGCCGAATGATACACGACTTCGCCGATCGTTATGAATCGGCATCGAAGGATGTTGCTCCTTCATGAGATCTTGATCGACAGCGGTCATTTGCTCGCGGGTCCGGAGCCCGTAATACTCGGATCTTTCTTTTGCTGTCTCAATCGGCATACGACACAAGATGAGCCCACCTTGCCCGATAACCCCTGCATACTTGCCGTCTTCCACGGTAGGCGCTGCAAAATCCGGATACTCTTCCGAGCGAACCGGCTCCCAGCCCTCACGCAGCTTGGCGTGTACGTTGATCTTGTCGTCCTCACCACGCATCGCAATGCGAATCCAACGATGGACGTAACCCTCCGGTGCGGGCGGTGCCGCGAGATGGTTAGGTGGAACCCAAGACTTTTTACGCGTTTCTGTCTCTCGCGTCTGAGCATTCCGCGGTGTTCGTTTATCAGTCATCTCAATCACTCCTTCACGTACTTGGCGTACTCTTCCAAAGGCACACCCAGCTTTTTCGCGATCGCGATCTGAGAGGGTGACAATTTCACCGTTCTGCGCCCCTTGTTTGTGCTGCGGGATGCCGAAGAAGATGCCGGGGCGACGGCAGCTCCTGCGCCCGATTTCGCCTTCTTAAACTTGTGAGGGAACTCACTTTGAAGTCGACGATCGAGCTCATTGTAATACTCATCGCTGTTTGGGTCAAATCCCTCTTGTTCAACGAGCATTGCATGAACTCCAAAAGCGGCAGACGTAAGGATCGGATCCTCGCCAAACCACTTATTCTTCTCCGCCCATTCCTTGGCCTTCGGGTCAGGCTTAGGCTGCTGCGGTTGCCGTTGTTGCGCGGGTGCGGGTTGCGCTTGCTGCGGCTGCGGCTGCGGACGCGACACACGGGCCTTTGCGGCTGTGTAGCGCTGCTCATCGGCGGCGAGTTTGTTCAGCGCATCCTGAGCCTTTAACAGCGCATCGCTGTCACCAGACTCATAAGCTCGCTTGTACTCCGCAGACCACTGGCTTTTCAGGCTCTGAATGCGTTGGCCGAAGCTCTCAACACTGGACTTGTCGAGCTGAGTAACACGCGTTTTCAGCTTCTTGTTCTCTTCGAGAAGCTGCTGCGCCATACGAACCGCTTCTTCTCGATCCCGCTCTTCCTTGCGGTATTTTGAAGTCAGCTGCTTGATGCGCTCCTGAACGCCCTTACTGTAGCTGTCCAGATCGTCTTCGCTAGATGAAGACTCTTTCTTAAGTTTTTCGGAGGTTTCTTCCTCCGGAGCGTCGACTTCAATTTCGACCTCTTCTGTTTCGACTTCTTCAGCCATTCTGCGTCTCCTCAGACGTGTTTGATATCTGCTGGGTCAGCAATGGTTGCGATCACCTCATCATCGTTGATGATGCGAACCTCCGCGTCTTCCAGTTTGAACCGAGAACCAGCATAACGGCCAATGCAAACCCATTGCCCTTGCTGACACCACGGCTCGGCGTCCGGACCAAACTTGTCCGGGTCTTTGTACGCCAACGGGCCGACACGCAGTACGTATGCGACAACAGTGGCAACAGCTTCACGATCACGAACCTCATCTGGGATGTACAACCCACCAGATGTCTTAGGCTTCCCCTGATACGGCATGACAAGAATCCGCCAACCCGTGGGTTGCGGAAGCCGGTCAATTGCGCTTGTTTCAACGAGGCTGGGATCGAGAACACGCTCTGACGGGTCGACATATGCGTTTTGCAGCGGTGTCGACTCCCCGTCAGGAATCGTTTTTAGAAGAGAAGAGCTCTTCGATGTCATAGTCAGTTTTCTCCAGCAAGGCCTTCATTTCTGACCTTGCGTAGGAGAGGCCCTGAATTTCACCCACCAAGGTTCGATACTCCTCGTAAGTCTTTGCCGATCCACGCGCGAGCGCCATCGCCAAATCCTGCTCACGAGTACGTAACTCCTTGTATAAATACTGGGCAAAATCTACAGCGTCCATTAAAAAACGTCCCCGTCAGACTCGAACATCTCGTCTGTGATCGGATCACCGGACACCCATTTGTCACAAGTCATGTTCTTGGAGCAGACAAACTTGATCGACTGACAGTAACCAACATCGCCAGACTCATCGCCAATGCACTCGAGAATGTTTTCGGTCTGGTTGTAGGAAGCACAGTTGCCACACACCTCAGTGGCGCGAAAACCGCCATCATCAGCCGGGTCTCGATACCCGTACTCCTCGATGGCTTCCTGCATGTTTTCTTCGTTAACATCCTCGTCCTGCGTGGCGACCGGGCAGCTCGGGCCGTCATCGTCGTCACCCATTGGCTTGAAAAGATCGATCGGGGTCATCTCCCCAAACGTGATCGTAATGCTAGGCATCAGTTGGCCCTCCGCTGGCTTATCGCCTGACGCTGTACGTCAATGCGCTCTCGATTAACTCTGTTCCGCTTTTCAGCGATATCTTCCTGACTTTCGATCCGTGCAGCTGCCGCAGCGGCCTGCTGGTCGATACGTGCGCCTTCCATCTCCATATCACGGAGATCAGCGATCGCCTTGCGCTCAAGATCAGCTTGCTTGAGATCAACTTCACGCATCCGGATCTGAACCAGAGGATCAGACATCGGGTCTGCGGGTGGCGGCAACATCTCTTCAAGCAGCTTCTGCTGGATAGCCAACGCTTCCATAGACACAGCCTTCTCAAGCTCGTTGGGGTCCTGCATCTGGGTGCGCACCTCTTGGATGCGCATCTGCGCTTCCTGCATTGGAATCTGACCAGATTGCGCCTGCGCCTCAACTTGAGTGATCAAACCCTCAACCTGAGTCACCACTTGCTCACGCGCCATCAGCGACACGTGCTCGAGCAAGTGCGCGTACAATGTCCCCATAACCTGCGGCGATGTCGACACCAACGGCGTCTTCATGAAGGCCACGTGCATCTGAATGTGGACATCGTGCTTCTGCTCAGGGAACGCCTGCAACAAGTTACCACCCAACGCACGGGCGTTTTCCACTGCCGGGTCTGTGGGTTGCGGTTGTGGAGGTGGTGGTAGAATCTCTTCGATGTTCTCAACACCAAGCGCCTCGTACATACGGCGGTACGCGGCGTGCAGGTTGTGCAGCTGCGGGTTGGTTTGCGCCATCTGCAACTGGCTCTGCGCCAGCGTCACGCGCTGAGCCATCGAGAAGATGTTTGGGTCGCTGACTGGTATGACGTCAACGCGACCATCGAAGTCCTCAGCCTTTACCGTCGACTCCGCGCCGTACACCTCGTACGGATACTCCGGAGGCAGGTACTCCGCGAAGACCTGCGCGAGCAGCTTCAGCTCTTTCTTCTGTGCTGCGTGGAGACGCTTGTGAACCGCGGACAGGGTCTTAGTGCCGCGCTCCAAGATGGCCATTGTCGTGCCAACAGGAGCCTCCTGACCCATGTTTTCGATCTGCTCGTCAGCCATCGACATGAAACGACGACCTGCATCGATGAGAGAACCCAAAAGCGCGGCCAGTGTAGACGACGGCTCCTTGTACGGCAGGGGGATCAGGCTGTCCCGAATAGAACCACCCGGAACGTCGATGTCGCGCCACTCGCCCGGTTGGATTGGCTCGTCATGCCGCGAAACGCGCATGCCCTTGGCTTTGAAACCACCCGGTAGGTTGGCCAGCGTGCCGCTGTCGATCAACTGGCGGAGGATGGACGTGGCCGCTTTACCAAGACCGCCGATAAGATGCAGAATACCAAAACCGTAGAACCCAAGACCCGGCATAAAGCGATAATGCACGAAATACTCGCGGCGTTCCGCCAACTCGGCGCCCTCAGCGAAATTTCGTCGAACAGCCAAGACCTCACCAGACCCATCGTCAATGGTCACGATGTAAGGCAGCGCAATTCCGGTTGGCTCACCATCCGGACCCAAATCCTCGAAGCCTTCAAGATCAAGTTCGACGTGAATTTCCAGAAGCGTGTGGGTCTCGTCGTAGGTCTCGTCTTCCTTGGTACCTTGGATTTCATCGACCTTGTCACGGACCTTGTCGTCATCCTCTTGGGCTGGAGTCAGATCAACGTCATCGCGATAGAAACCAGCAACCTGCAGTTTGCGAATCTCATTAGACTGCATCTGAAGGCGATGTGTGATGCGCGGCGAAGTCTCGAGATCAGTCGCTGAGTACGGAACAACGATGTCTTGTGCCGGAACGAACTTAGACACGGCTTTCTGCCGCGCTTCGTCAAAATAGACCTTCTTGAACACCGATCCGGATAGCGGGAGATAGAAAAGCAGTTGATCCGTATCCTGATCATAACCCGGCATCTCGTTGAGAATTTGCCAGTTCATGAAGTCTTTGACACGCTGCGCCTGCATCTCCTTTTCCATCGTCTTAGCGCCGATGATCATTGTACGGACCGGCCCGCTCGACGGGAGGATTTCCTTGTATGCTGCAGCTTGGAACTGGATCACAGATTCAGAGATCAGCGGGTGCGTAACTGCACTTGCACCTTCAAACGGGTTGTCACGCGTCTCTGTCTTAGCGCCAAGTTGATCCAAGCCCTCAACGTAGGTCTCTTCCCACTCGCTGCGCGACTCCAGATCGGCCTCATACGCACCGCGAAGCTCTGACGAAATTTCGCTGAGATACGCTGGATCGAGGTAATCAGCCAAGTTGGCGTTGTGCGGGATGTCGATGGGGCCTTCCTCAGCCAACATCTCCTCAGCTGCTTGAATCAGCGCACCGCCGTCCTCAGTTTCGGTGATAACGGCACCTTGGCCGAAATCAATCGGCTCATCTACTGGGATTTCAACCCCAAGAGCCTCCTCATCAGGCCCACCTTGCATGGAACCCCTATCGACGATCGGAGGAAGAGCCATCAGTAATACTCCCGTTTACGAGGTGGAATGTACTCTTCCTCCTCAACATCTGTTTGCAACCGGACAAACCGACCTTCCCTAAAGCGCATTAAGGCCAGTGTCGCGCTGTCACAATAGTCATCATTGGCGCCAAAGGGAAACGCAGCCATCTCTTCGATGACCTCCTCGGCAAACCGCTTGTTATTAGGATACCAGACTCTGCCCGACTCGAATAGGGGAGAGACTAGATTCATCCGGAACACCTTGTCGATGCCCCCACCACCCTTGCGCTTACCGGGCGAGAACGGCAATACCGTGATGCCGCGAAGCGACAGCTCGTCAATCAAAGGCCGCCCGGAGGCCTTGGCTTCGACAAGGACCAAATCGGGCTCCCAATACTTATGCTCATCGAAAGCGACCTCCTTCAACTCGGGGAAGTTCCATCGGCCCTTCCGTGCATCGAGAAGTATGATGTTATCGCCGCCATTGTTTTCGGCGTTGAAAATACCCCACGTCGTGATGGCCGAATAGTCAGCGCTTTCTGACTTTCCGAACGCGGTATCGTACGCCTGAATGATGTAATCGACGTCCGGTATCTTTTCTTTATCCCACTCCTGCCACCACTCGCGCTTAACAATCGAGCTCTGGGATGAAACTGGCTTCTGTTGCCACTGAGCTTCCCACTTCTGCGCAGGCAGAGAGGCCTTAACAGAAAGCAAACCCTCAACGTCCCAAAACTCAGGCCAAAGTGGCTTTTCGTTTGGTAGAATGGCTGGGAATTCAACAACCTCCCATTGGTCTGCGAGCGGGTCAGACGCCATCCGGTCAAGCAAACGCCCTGTAAGATCCGACGTTCCCCATCGTGTCATAACCACGATAATAGACCCACCCGGCTGTAGACGCTGTCTCGGACCCGACGTGTACCACTCGTACGCATGTTCGAACGCGGTCGGAGACAACGCGTCCTGCTCTGAGTGAGGGTCGTCAATAACCAGCAGGTCGGCGCCGCGACCGGTAATGGCTGAGCCTACCCCCGCAGCGTAGTATTCACCGCCGTGCGTGGTGCCCCAGCTACCGGAACTCTTGTTATCCTCGCGCAGTTTGGTTTCCGGGAAGATGCGTTGATACTCCGGGTCATCGATAAGGTCACGCACCTTACGACCGAAACGCGTGGCAAGGTCTGTGTTGTGCGTTGTCTCGATGATCTTGAGTTTTGGGTTACGCCCTAGAAACCATGCCGGAAGCAAGTATGACGCAAACTCGGACTTCGAGTGACGAGGCGGCATGTTGATGATCAGCCGCTTCAGCTTGCCATCAGCTACCGCCTCGAGCTTCTCCGCGATCTTGCGGTGATGTGCCCCTTCGATGAAGTTATCGTACACATGGTGAACGAACGGCATGAAGTTCTTCTGCGCAGCTTCCTGCAGGTCGAACTTCGCCTTGCTCTCCATGAGGAGGAGGGCCTCTTTGAGAACCTCCTCCGGTACGATACTCAGATCAGTGGTCATCTGGCGTACATCTTACTCACGAACTGTTGCGCCCTCAGTGTCCCGATACCAGCTGGGGGTGGCGGTGGCGCAGGTGGCGGCATCACCAGACCTTGAGCTTCCGGTGAGTTGCCAACCTCCTGTCGGATGTCTTGGATCGGACGTCCGTACAGCAGTTGCTCGCCGTAATACTCCAGCCCCGGCGCTTGGATGTTACGCCCAAGCTCCTCTTGGAACACTTGGTTCATGTTCTGACCAATGTTCTCATAGGTCGACGTGCCACCAACCAGACGTGGGTCGTACATGTACGCACCGCCGTACCCAAGCTCCTGATACTCAGGTGCGTAGGTGGCAACCGGCACGTAGCGCGGAGCCACAGTCGGACGCATCGGACCGCTGGTCTGAGGAACGCACACAAACCGGCCACCGATGTTCTGACGGCTGTATCCCGGCGGGCACACCGGCGGCTCGTAATCCGGCGGGTCTTCAGGACCCGGCGGGTCGTACGGCGGGTCGTACGGCGGGTCAGGATCGGGATTTGGCCCCGGCGGATCGTACGGTGGGTCGTACGGTGGATCGTACGGTGGGTCAGGATTAGGAATAGGATCAATTACCACTCCCGGGTCCTCAAGACCCGGATCAATTACCACTCCCGGGTCCTCAAGACCCGGATCAATTACCACTCCCGGGTCCTCAAGACCCGG